CGCGCATTGCGATGCAGTGGGCGCAGACCCAGCCAGCTGCCATCAGCGACCGCACTGGCCGCCCCGATCTGCGTGGCGCTTATGGCTTGTTGGGTCGCGAGGTCGTCGGCCTGCTTAAGCATTTGCAGCACGCTGTCGGCAGGACAGTGATTTTTGTCGGCGGCCTTGACCGTCGTGTCGACGATTTCGGTCGTGAGTATTTCGAGCTGCAGACCGAAGGTTTGAAGGTCGGCAGTGAGCTTCCTTACATCGTCGACGTCATCGTCACGATGTCGGATTTCGACTACGACGCCACGGCCGGCGTCTACTCCCACAATTTCGGCAAGGGCGCTTTTCGGGCGCTGTGTTGCCAGTCGCCAAACCCATGGGGTCTTCCCGCGGGTGATCGTAGCGGTCGCCTCGATCTGATCGAGGAGCCGCACCTCGGCCGTCTGATCGCCAAGATCAACGGCAACCAGCCTCCATAGTAGAGGAGAAGGAGAGTGTAATGGCTCTTGATTTTAACGACGCCGCGCCTCAGCACGACGGCGAGCTGATCCCGGATGGGGTCTTCTGCGCATTGCACGCATTCCTGCGTCCGGGCGGGGAGAACATGGAGGGGTGCAGTGAGCACGACCTCGGCATCTTCAAGCTGTCGACGCGCAGCGGCAGCGACGCGGTGTTTCTCGAATTCGAGTTCACCATCCTGAACGGCCCTCACGCCAAGCGCAAGCTCTGGCAGAGCTTCACCGTGAAGGGCGGCAAGGTTGGCGAGGACGGCGTTTCCAAGGCCTGGAACATCTCTAAGGCGACAATGCGGGCGATGATCGACTCGGCGATGGGGCTCGATCCGAACGACATGTCGGAGCAGACCCAGGCGAAGCGCCGATTGCGCGGGTTCCGTGATCTCGATGGCATCGAGTTTATTGCGAAGATCGGCATCAAGCGCGGAGATCCCGCGCCGGACGGTGGCAATTATCCAGATCGCAACGTGATCGCCAGGGTGGTCCTGCCGAACGAGCCGCAATACGCCGCGGTCAAGGCCGGCCAAGATGTTCCGCCGCAACCGTCGTCGCGGCCAGCCGCTACGTCAGCTGCGGCATCAGCGCAGCCGAAGCCGGTGTGGCAACAGCAAGCGGCGGCAGCGGCGCCAGCGCCAGCAGCAGCACCGACATGGCAGCAACAGACGGCTGCAGCGTCGTCGCCGGCCTCCTCAGCGGCGACTCCGGCGGCAACCCCGGCGGCAACCTCGACGGCGACACCGCCTGCAGCATCAGGGCCAGCGTGGCTGCGCGGCGAAAGCAAGTAGTAGAGCCGCAATCAGCCACCCGACAGGAGCAGGACGAATGGGATCGCAAACTGTGGCGGGAGACTGGCTTAGCGATCGGGCAATGGCTGATCGACGCCAAGATCAATCTCAATCGTCCCCTCCAGTCTCTGACCCTGATCGAGTTGCAGGGAATGAGCTGGGCGGCAATCGGCGTCTACAACGATCTGCGGGCGCAGCGGGAGCGGGAGGAAGAAGGCCGCTCCGACCCGCTGTCGCCCGATTCACCGACAGTCAGCTGACCAGCCTACAGCAGGTTTGCGTGGTCTGTCAGCGTCAGGCGATGGCCGAGCGTTATCAGTGGGCAAGTCACGTCTTTCCGTGCTGCTCAGTGCAATGCGCCGAAGTCGTCGCTGGGCTTATCCGCTACTCATTAGATCGTTTTCTGATCGAGGAGATCGAGGAATTGGCCGGACTGACATATATGGAAAAGGAGGCCATCAAAGCCGCCAGACAGTCACTGTATGACGCGCTCGTCAAAGTCGGTATCGAGAGCGCTTTTGATAACTGCACCGCGGAGCAGATCGACGGAATCATCGAGGCCGTCTGGAACGGATTGCGGGCGAGTATGCATCAGCAATCCGCCCGCGGCGATATCCCGGTCTGATGCTCGACCTAAACCATCAGAGCGGCTTCTCCCCTGAAGGTCTGTCGCTTGCCGAAAAGATCAATCATCGGATCGATGCGGGCCTTATCAAAGCCCGCGCGAGCGAGGCTAAGCGCAGCTATCTCGGCGCCTCCTCTCTCGGCGACCCATGCGGGCGTTATATCGCTTATCAATATCGCAGCCTGCAGGGGTCGTCGTCGGAGCCGGAAGAACCGGAAGATGGTCGCACTCTGCGGATCTTCGATCTCGGTCACGTATTAGAAGAGCTGCTGGCGCGGTGGCTCCGCGGCGCCGGGTTTGTTCTGCTGACGATCGACCCCGGCACCGGCGAGCAATTCGCTTTCACCGATGGCCCGATTGCCGGTCACGCCGACGGCATCATCGTCAGTGGACCGTCGGGAGTCGGGCTGCCTTATCCCGCGCTATGGGAAGCTAAGGGTCTCAACGACCGCTCGTGGTCGGATCTCGCCAAGCGCGGATTGCAGGCGGCGCACCCCGCCTATTACGGCCAGACCAACCTCTACATGGGCTATCTCGGCCTCATGGCGTGTCTGTTCACCGCCATGAACAAGAATACCGCCGAGATTCTTCACGAACTCGTCCCTTACGACCGCGCTGAGGCACAGCGGCTGGTCGACCGTGCGGTCGACGTCATACGCGGAGCATTGCTGCCGCGTATCGCTGCGGCACCGGTTCAGCGCTGCGAATTCTGCAAATTCAAATCAACGTGTTGGAGGCCAACTGTCTGACATCATCCTCAGCCCCAAGCAGGACGCAGCACTGCGTCGCGCCAAGGACTGGTTTCTCTGCGGCACCGCGGATCAGCAGGTGCTCTATATCGCCGGCTTTGCCGGCACAGGCAAAAGCACAATCGTCAGGTTCCTGATCGAAGAGCTTGGTCTTGACGATAGCGATGTCGTCTATGGCACCTACACAGGAAAAGCCGCCTACGTACTGCGCCAGAAAGGCATCCCCTGTCGGACGATTCACTCGCTGATCTACCGCGTCCACGATGTCGGTGAGGGAGAGATCGCCGCGGCGCGCGAAAAGCTCGAAGAGCTGGAGCAGCTGGCGCTCAATCTTTCCGGTGTCGACCGGTGTGACGCCGACGCCGAGATTGCCGCATTGCGTCTTGAGCTGAAGGAGATGCGGCGGCCACACTTTGGCCTCAACGAAGAGAGCGAGGTGTGCGACGCCGAGCTGGTGGTGCTCGACGAAGTGTCGATGGTGAACGACGAGATGGCCGCCGATATCCTGTCTTTCGGCAAGCCGGTTATCGTCCTCGGCGATCCCGGGCAATTACCGCCAGTCAGGGGCACCGGCGCTTTTCATCGCCGCGAGCCCGACGTCATGTTGACCGAGATCCACAGGCAAGCCGCCGAAAGCGCGGTGATCCGTCTGGCGACAATGGCGCGCCAAGGCATCCCGATTCCGTGCGGCCAGTATGATGAGTTTGTGTGGAAGATGCCGGGCCGCGACGTCACCGCCGAGCAGCTGCTGCGTGGCGGTCAAGTCATCTGCGGCTTGAACAAGACGCGCTTCGCCCTGAACAATGCGATGCGTCGAGCTGCCGGTCTGGGCGATAACGGCATACTGCCGGCCGGGCCCCGCGAGAAGATCATCTGCCTGCGAAACTACAATAAGCTTGGTCTGCTCAACGGCATGTTCCTTGAGCTTACCGACGTCGAGCTTCTCGACGAGGAGCAGTTTTTCGCCACGATCACTAGCGAGGAAGGCGTGTTGATCGGCGGGAGCCTGCTGATCTATGCCGGCCATTTTCTTGATCACGAACGGCTCGATCCAGCCCGCGACGACCGCGACTGGCGAATCAAGAAGCGGATTATCGAGGCGACCTACGGCTGGGCCATCACCGCGCACAAGGCCCAGGGTTCGCAGTGGGCAAACGTCATCGTCATCAATGATGGGTGGGGGCGTGGCCAAGAGATGCGCAACCGTTGGCTCTACACGGCCATTACGCGGGCCGAGAGCGGCTTGGTAATTCTCGACTGACGTACGTTGCCAGAGGATTTCACAATGAGAGTACCCGAGCAATTGGCGATCTCGTTTTTCGAAATCAGGCAATGAAAACAGCTTGTCGATCTGGCAAAACGAATTAAAGAGGCCGGCGGCGCCGCTGGCTACTGGGCCAATAGTGCGCAGCAATTACGCGACGCGATTGCGCGCGAAAGCAGCTGCTGGACCAAGAATTATCGTACCTACAGGGGCGCAGCCGAGCTGTTCGAGGATTTACAGCAGACGGCCCGCGCAGACGGCATGCGCGGCACCGCTTCCTGAGCCGATCGAATCGAGCCTGCCTATTCTCAACGGATTTTTCCCAGGGGGGAAACATGGTCGATCTAAACGACGCGTCGCCACAGATCGAGACGTCGTCTAACACCCCCTCTGAAGGCCGTGGCGGCCCTCACCGGCGGCCTCGCCGGGTGCCGTGGCGGATCATTAAGGAGGTCGTCAAAGGCCATGAGACGCGCATTCTCGACGGCCTGGGGATTGCCTGGGAGCATAAGCAGCACATTCTCTGCCCCTACCCGACACATGACGATCACAATCCGAGCTGGCGCTGGGACGAGGACGAGGCTAAGGCGCATTGCAGCTGCGATAGCTCGGCCTCGATCTTTGACGTGATCATGAAGATGCGTGGCATCAACGATTTTATCGAGGCCTGTGTCATCGCTGCGCAGCTGATCGGGCGCAACGACCTGATCGGCGACGACGACAACACCGCCGGCCTGACGCTCGATGAATACGCTGCGGCCAAGCGGCTGCCGCGGGAGTGGCTTGAGAACATCTGTGGGGTGCGCGATGTGGCGTCCTACGGTCCGGCCAGGGGACCGAAGGCACCGGCGATCTGCACCGAATACCGTCGCCCGAACGGCGACGAGTCTTCCTTCCGATTCCGCGTTAATCTGACCGGCGACAAGAAGAAGCGGCATTTCTGGAAGAAGGGAAATAGTCCGTGTCTCTACGGCGCTCATTGGGCGAGAGAGATGACGCAGGCCGCCGGCTATGCCGTCTTAGTCGAAGGCGAGAGCGATACGCAGACACTGTGGCTACACGACTTTCCGGGTCTCGGCCTGCCGGGGGCGGGCAATTGGGGTGAGGAACGCGACGCACCGCTATTCGAGGAAGTGCCGGTCATCTATGCGCTCGTCGAACCCGATAGTGGCGGTGTCGAGCTGTTGAAAAAACTGACACGATCGGTGATCGCGCCGCGTGTCCGAGTGATCCGATTGCCCGATGGAATAAAGGATGTAAGCGCGCTCTATCTCGCCACCCCGGAGGCCTTTTCTACGGCATTCCGCGACGCCATGTCTGCGGCGCAGGAATTGCCGCCGGAATCGGTAGCAGCTGCCAAGGAAATCGAGATCATCGACCCGTACGCCCCGTTTACGATCGCCAAGCGATTCCGCGATCTCTATTTCACCTCGGACGGGACCGACACCCTACGCCACTATCGCGACGAATTTCATCTGTGGAACGGTGCCGCCTACATGACGGCGCCTGACAGCGCCCTGCGCGCCCGTCTCTATCCTTTCCTCAATCGCTGTGAGTACCGCAACAAGGATGGCGCGCTGGTCCCGGTCAAGCCGAACATCAGAATGGTCAGCGATGTTCTCGCCGGGCTGCGCGCAGCGACCTACGTCGATAATCAGGTTGGCGCCCCGGCATGGCTAATATCGCGGCCGGGACAGCCGCCGGCCGAAGAGATCACGGCCTGCGCCAACGGGCTATTGCACCTGCCGACGCGGGAATTGCTGTCCCGCACTCCAGGCTTCTTCACCCACAACGCGCTCGACTTTGGCTATCAGGCGGACGCGCCACCGCCATGGGAGTGGTTGAGGTTTCTGGCGCAGCTGTGGCCCGACGACGACGCGTCGATCGCCACCCTGCAGGAATTGTTCGGGCTGGCGCTGACCAGCAATCTGCGGCACCAGAAGGCATTCCTGCTGATCGGCCCGGGCCGCTCCGGCAAGGGTACGATCGCGCGGGTGCTGACGCGGTTGATCGGGATCGACAATGTGGTGACGCCGACCCTGCACGGGCTGGGCGAGACCTTCGGCCGACAACCGCTGATCGGCAAACGGCTGGCAATCGTCTCCGACGCCCGGCTCGGCCGTCGCGCTGATCAGGCTTCGATCACCGAGCAGCTGTTATCGATCACCGGCGAGGATACCGCGACGGTGCCACGCAAGAACCTGTCGGCATGGATCGGCCAGCTGCAGGTCCGCTTTCTGATCTTGACCAACGAGCTGCCGCGCCTCGCCGATATCTCGGGTGCATTGGCCAGCCGCTTTATCGTGCTGACCCTGACCGAGAGCTTTCTCGGCCGCGAAGATCACGGCTTAACCGAGCGTCTGTTTGACGAGCTGCCCGGAATTCTCAATTGGGCGATCAACGGCGAGCGCCGCCTTGCTGCCCGCGGCCATTTTGTGCAACCGGCGAGCGCCCGCGAGATGGTCGACGAACTCGAAGAAATTACCTCGCCGATCAAGATTTTCCTGCAGGAGCGGTGCGAGCTCAGCCCTGCAGGGCAGGCGACGGTAAGCGATCTGTTTAGGGTATGGTGCGGCTGGTGCGAGGAGCAGAACCGTCCCGCCGGCACCAAGCAGATATTCGGACGCGATCTGCGGACGGCTCTGCCGCGGCTCAAGATGCACCAGCCGCGCACCAAGGACGGACGCGAGCGGATCTATGAAGGGCTCGCAATCAAGCCGGGCGAGACCGGAGTCACGCTTGAGGGCGTCGATTTCAACTGAATCGAGGTAGTCGGCATGACCTTCAGGCGGGAGTGTAATGTCGGGCAAGCCCAGCCCGTTTCCGTCCGATCCCGGTACCGGCGCTGATGCCACGTGGTTCTACCAAAACCCGAAGCGCATGTTTTGGGCCCGCCCGGTCGACGGCTCAGGGCCGCCGTGGGTAGCGTTGATCCGGCGCAGCCGCCGGCTACCTGCAGGTAATGTCGGTGGGCTTGTAGGGATACCGGTGCTACTGCGGACTTATGCGCCGCTGAGTGCGCTTCTTCGGTTGCCCGAGACTGAAGCCGAATGCAAAACGGCTTGGTACGCTGCGGCATGGCCCGAGTCGAACGCGAAAATAGCACGATCAAGCCGAAAATAATCGGGATCTCGACTAGAGGCGGCGGACCGCGATGGCGCGCGATGGCCCGTGATTGGCCCGCGATCTTTATGTGAGCAAGCCGTTATTTTTTTATATGGAACTCGATGGAACGCGATAATTCACTCCCTATAGCACGAGGAAGATTAATAAACATAAGGGAGGGAGGAAGGAGGAAGGAAAAAGCAAATAACGGAGAGCGAGAAAGAGTCGGATCGCGGTCCAGCGGGCCATCGCGGTCCGGCCATGAGCATGGGGCGTGATAGCCGGATGATGCTCAGGTCGAGCGCCTACGCAACAGCAGCCGCAACGAACTACGCCAAGAAGGGAGATCGCGGCGAATTTTTCAAGTGCCGGAGGAGCCTGGAGACGTGTCGGGCCTGCGAGCCCCGATCGAGACCGGAGATCATAAATCGGCCGCGTAAATTTTTTGTCGTGGTGCCAATCGAGCGTCGGCACTGAGGCGAGAACACTGTGGCCGCTGCGTTTGAGCATTGCGTTTTGATAGCTTTCGGTTGCGCCTTTTCCGGTGCGAAGCTATTAGCGAGCCCATGCCAAGGGCACGGCCGAAAACTGCGACTCGCCTGGCTCCTTACTCCCGAGTTTTTGGGAACCAATTTATCGGGAACGTCGCAATTGACGGTAGAACTATCGAGGGTCGATTTGCGCGTCAGTTAGCGAGAGAGCTTACCGAGCATCTCGGTCCGCCGCTTTCCGTTGTGCAGAAATTGATGGTTCGTCAGATCGTTACGATGCAGCTTCAAATGATCGTCCTGAACCAGAAGCAGGCGCTGGATCCGGACAGTTGGACGGATCACGATCGCCGATGTCTCAACGCGCTCAGCAATCAGTTCCGGCTGGGTTTGAAGGCGTTGGGTTTGGGTGCGGCCGGCAAACCTGCCCGACGCGGTCGTCCGTCGATGACTCGTGCATTGGCTAAAGATGGCAAATCGGCTAACCAAGGCCGTTCATCGTTGACTCTCGCGCTGGCCGAGGCCGCGTCGTATCGAGGTTCGTAGCACCTTCGACGCCTCGTTCGCTAACGGGGCGGCCATCGAGGGCGATACGAGCCATAGTGGAAATCCTTCTCTACGGGTTCAAAAAGGTCTGCGATCGGCCGCCCGAAGGCAGCCGTCCTCGCCAAGCGCGTTAATGCCAACATTCCCTTCAACCGCTGCAGCCCAAAGAACAGGATTACAGCAATCTGCCAGACGGTCAGCTTGGGGGCACGCCCGCCGAGGCGCGAGCTCTCTTCACAATATCCGCCACTGTGTTCTTGCTGAGACCGAGCTGCTGGCCGATGAGACGATAGCTCCAGCCTGCAGCAACCAAAGATAGGACCTTGGGCGCGAGCTTGTCGGACTTCGGTCGCTGGCCAGGTCTGCGCCCGAGGTGCTTTCCTCGCGCCTTGGCCGAGGCAAGCCCTGATCGGACACGCTCCTGGATCAGCTCTCGCTCAAACTCCGCAATGCCGGCGATCATGGTCGCGAGCATTCGGCCATGCGGCGTGGCCAGGTCGAAGGCGAGACCGTTCATCGTAATGACTGAGACACGCTTCGCCTCGAGTTCCCGTAACGTGCTGAGGAGATCGAGCGTGCTCCGGCCCCACCTGGACAACTCGGTGACCAGCACCGCGTCGATCTCGCGGCGCTGCGCCAAGGCCAAGATCCGCTTACGCTCAATACGATCGAGCTTGACGCCGGAACCGATCTCCTTGAAGACGCCGACGACTTCATACCCAGCGCGGGCAGCGAACGCCGTCAGATCGCGCTCCTGCCGCTCGCAAGATTGGTCTGTCGTCGAAACCCGACAGTAGATTGCCGCGCGCTGTCCCAATTAAACCCCTCTGGATTCTCGCCTTTCAACCCGACAGTTTTGCTAGGTCGCCGACCGTATCGAACAGACCTTAGTTTAACTGGGACAAATCCCGCTATGCCGAGATGTCGCGTGCTGACCGACGTGCCGCTTGATGCGCTGCTAGCTGTCCGTCGAACCGAGCATCTCTGTGGTTTTTGGCGCGCACTGGGTCGCGCGCAGATGCTTGATTCTCGCTGCCCATAGAGCTCGTACAGAGCTAATGGGTGCGACTTCTACTCGTTGCTGGAGCGCTTTCGTACCCGCTTGGATGGTGGCGGCTGTGCGCTCTTCGTCGATGCCGGTCGATTCAAAGTCTCCTGCGAGCCGCTGAGTGGCGTCGGCGAAAACTTTTTTACCCCTATCCCATTTGGATCCGACTCATCCGCCGTATCTGTCACCTCTTTGAATAATAGGTATAATTTAGGGTCGGATGCTTATTTTTGATCCGCCACCGCCACCGTTTCATCCGCCACCACCGTCTTCTCGTTCGGTACCGAGGGCGGGCTGCCGACTGGGACTAGGGGGTACCTTGACGCGGGCACGGGCTCCTAGGCATTCTCGCGCGAAACCTTCATCAGAAGAGCCCTACAGCGCCCTCGGCGCTGGTGATTCCGTGGGGGCCTGATATGCGCGCGCGAGGCCGTCGGCTTGACCATCGCCGGAATCGACCCCGAGGTTTCGGGTGCCGTGGCTTTCTTGACCGCCTCATCGCATGTGGGGGGCGTCGACGCGCCGACTTCGGTCTTGGCGCGCGGCAAGCGTGCCGTTGATGCCCACGCTCTCGCCGCCTTACTCGACTGTGCGCTTGATCACGTTTTTCTCGAGCGTGCCAGCACTCGGCCTGGGCAGGGGACGGTCCGCATGTTCGGCTATGGCGAGAGTTTTGGCCTCCTTAGCGGCATCCTCGCCGCGCGCGGAATTCCGCGCACTCCGGTCGCACCGGCCACCTGGAAACGCATTTTGCAGGTACCGAAGGCCAAGGACGGGCGCGAGCTTTGCCGCTCCTTCGGGCCAGCGCATTTGTGGCCATTAAAGCATCTCATGATCGTGCTGAGAGCGCTTTGATCGCGCTCTACGGCCTGCGTCAGTCGACTGTCGCAGTGGCACCCTCGCTCCGGGTCGTCGCATGATGGGCTGCGCCGTTGCGCTGATCTGCGATTGCGAAGCCGAGGTCGGTTCAGTCTTCGGCGTTGCCTTCGACCGCGAGCGCGCGGCTTATCGCCAGGTTGTCCGCATGCGTGCCCTCTACGCCAAGCGCCGGGTATACATGGCTTCGCTTGAGCCGCATGCCGGCGCGCGACTGCATTATCGGCTCAAGGATCTCGAGCGCACCGCGATCGAATGGCACCACCTAGTTGACGGTTGCCTCGCTGAAGTTTGGGATCATTGGTCACGCACTCTGCCGCCGCTTGTCGGGCTCGGGGCGGTGCACAGCAGCGCCGATTTTGCCGAATCCGTCGACGTATGGTCCCTAATGCGGTGCTGTGAATGACGCCGGTGGCCCGACCGCGGGGGAGCCTGAATCATGCTCGGCACCGTTGATATCGAACGTTGGCGCGATCCGGTCAGTTTTATCGAAAGCGGGTTGCATAATCCCGAGACGCGGCAATTGTTCGTTCTGACTGATGCGGAAAAGCTCTTTGTCCGTCATGCCTTTAAACTAACCCCTGATGGCCGGCTCCAATATCCGGAACTCCTCTTCTCCGGTCCAAAGAAATCCGGCAAAACTGCTTTTGGGGCGATGCTGGTTATCTATGTCATCGTCGCCCTTGGTGGCCGTTATGCTGAAGGTTATTGTGCCGCCAACGATTTTGAACAATCGCAGGGCCGGGTGTTCCAGGCGATCTGCCGCATCCTGCACGCCTCGCCGCTGTTTGCCGACGACGTCGCGATTACCGCCAACAAGATCATTTTTACCTCGACCGGCTCGACGATTACGGCACTCGCCAACGATTACACCGGCAGCGCCGGCGCCAACCCGACGATCACCGTATTCGACGAGCTTTGGGGTTATCAATCCGAGCGCTCACACCGGCTTTTCGATGAAATGGTGCCGCCGCCGACCCGCAAGATTGCGGCGAGACTGACGGTTACTTACGCCGGCTACACCGGTGAATCGACCCTGCTCGAATCTCTTTACAACCGCGGCAAGGCTGGTGACGAGCTTGCCCCCGATCTCTATGCCAGCGGCCCCTTATTGATGTTTTGGACGAATAAGTTCACCGCCGATTGGCAAACCGAAGCGTGGCGCGAGCAAATGCGCGAGCAATTGCGCCCAAACGCCTATCTGCGCCTCTTTGAAAATCAGTGGGTTAGCAGCGAGACCAGCTTCATCGAAATGCAATGGTGGGACGCTTGCGTTGATCCCGAGCTGCGGCCCACCCTCGGGGATCCCCACCTTCCTGTCTATGTCGGCGTCGACGCCTCGGTCCGCCATGACCAGACCGCGATCGTCGCCTGTTCCTACGATCGCCAGAGCAAGGCCGTGCGTCTCGTTACTCATCGCACGTTTCAGCCTTCGCCCGACGACCCCCTGGATTTCGAGCACACGATCGAGGCGACGATCCTCGAGCTTTCCCGCCGTTTTCGCGTTCGCGAAGTGCGCTTCGATCCTTATCAAATGCAGGCCAGC